TTTGCAAAATGTGATAAAGATGAAATAGCAGCTGCTATTCAAACTTGCATACAAATAGGAGAATTATACAATATTAATCTTGCGTAGGAACTACATAACCTTCATCAGTAGGTTCAAGAACTTCTTTATCTTCATAAAGGTTTTCTTTCTTTGCTACTGTTTCTATCTCAGCAAGCATGCGACTTAAAGTTTGAAAAGCTTGTTCATAAGCATCAAGTTCTGAATATGGTTTTTCCATAACATTCTTGAGAGAAGCTTCTCTGTTCTTTTCATCATTTGATTTTAACTGAAAAAAAAAGAATAGAGTATTCTTGAGCATTAGATAATATGCTTTATTGACTTTAACGTTAATAATAGCATCATTTTTTAGTTCTTTTACTGTTATCATAACACAAATATAATAAATATGAACCAAACAATTGATATAGAAGAGATAAAAGAAAAATTATATGAACAACTCAAGCCATCGGGTTGGGGTATTAAACTAAGAAGTTTTATATTTAGTTCTGATTTTGACAATATACTGCTTCAGTTAATAAAACAAACTAAAGAAGGTAAACGTTTTACACCTAAAATAAAACAATTATTTAGAGCATTTGAAGAATGTCCTTACAGTGAACTTAAAGTAGTTATTGTAAGTCAAGATCCTTATCCTCAATTAGGTGTAGCAGATGGTATAGCTTTTTCTTGCGGTAACACAAAAGAAGTACAACCTAATTTAAAATATATACAGAATGCTATATTAAATACTGTTTATTCAGAAGAAGGGTGTGCATTTGATAAAGATTTAAAAAGATTATCTAACCAAGGAATATTACTTCTTAACACAGCTTTGACAACTACTATAAATAGGATAGGTCAACATTACATGTTATGGAAACCTTTTTTAGCATATTTATTTGATTTTCTTACCTGGAATAATAATGGATTAGTATATATCTACATGGGAAAGAAAGCTACTGAATGGCAAACTGCTACTAATGATAATAACTATAAATTGATGTGTTTGCATCCAGCTAGTGCGGCATACAATTCTTCTGAAACTTGGGATTGTAATGATGTATTTAATAAAACATCAAAGATTATTAAGGATAATTATAACTTTGAAATAAATTGGTAATTATGAAAGATGTATTTAATAAACTTCTTAAAAATTCACTTTCTCCAAATACGTATTATGTTCTTTACTGCATTAGTGAAAAAATAGTACCAAACAATGGAGTTAGTAAAGAACTTGAAATTAAAAGATTAAAAAGCGATGACTGGTTGACAGAAGATCTTAACATTACAGATAAATCTAATTTTCTTTTAAAAGAAATTGGAGCTTTTTTTAAAAACAGTAAAAAGAAGACTTCTAAAGGTTTAATGGGTGATGATTTTATGGAAAAAATAGAGGATTATTCAGATATTTTTCCTAAATTTAAACTTCCCAGTGGCAAATATGCAAGATCAAATAAAAAGAATTTAGAAAACTGTTTTAGATGGTTTTTTGACATTCATGACTATGACTGGCAAACTATTCTTCTAGCAACAGAAAGATATGTTAATGAATTTGAATTGAATGGATATAAATATATGAGAACTTCTCAATATTTTGTTAGAAAACAAGGAACTGATAAAGTATATGATTCAGAATTAGCTACATATTGTGATGTAGTTTTAAATGGTGATGAAGATCACGATTCTTCTAATCACTTTAGTGAAAACGTTATATGACAGAAATCAAAAAATCCAAGAAATGGGTTACACAAAAGAATGGCTATTTAGAATCTTTGGAATATCTCCAGGGAAGAATGAATGGTTCTATTTGTAGTATCAGAACACCTTGGCCAAAATTTAATGATGCCCTCACGGATGGGTTTGAATGGAATACTATAACTGTAATAGGAGGAAGACCAGCAAGTGGTAAAACTCTTATAGCAGAACAAATAATAAGGGAAGCCTTTCCATTAAATCCTACAGAAAAATTTAGAGTATTACAATTTCAATTGGAAATGCTATCTAGAACCTCTGCTATCAGAGAATACTCTAGTGTCTTAGGAAGAAGTTATAAATACCTCTGTAGTGCTGAAGTAGAAAAGCTAACAAAGGAAGATCTGAAGAAATGTCATGAACATGCAAAGAAAAGAGTACAGTATCCAATTGATATTGTTGAAAAAGCTCCTACTATTGAACAGTTCAAAGATATTGTACATGAATATATGTCTGAACATACTGCTGAAAATGGTGAATATACAAAGGTTATAATGACTATTGATCATTCACTATTATTTAAACTAGCTCCTACAGAAAGAACTAGAAATGACATGTTAAATAATTTAGGAGAAGCACTTACACATCTTAAAAGAATTTATCCAGTTGCATTTATTGTATTAAGTCAACTTAATAGAAACATTGATCATCCGGATAGAGCAGAAGATGGAAAGTATTCTAATTATATACTTGAATCTGATATATTTGGGGCTGATGCTTTATTACAACATGCAGATACAGTTATAGGAATCAATAGACCAGGTAAACAAAAAATAAGATTTTATGGCCCAGATAGATATATAATTGATAATGATAGAGTGCTAGTATTGCACTTTCTGAAATGTAGAAATGGTGATACAAGACTTAGCTTTTTTAAAGCTGAATTTGAAAGAATGAGTATTTCAGAAATGGATACTCCACCAACACAAGAAAGAAAAATTGGAACCAAATAAATAAGTTATGAGTTTAAGTACAAATAGTTTTAATAGAAAAGAGAAGACAGCAGAACTCATAAAACATCATGCTGATAAAATAAAGGCAAACAATATAGAGAATCCTATATTTATCCCTAAATGTGCATATCAACCACATGGACTAGAGGGATTACATTTAGGATTTTTTGATAGTGAGCTGAAAAAAGGTTTAGATATATATACTGAATTTGTTAGTATAGATTTAGAACCTGAAGATGAAGAAAGAAATTTATATAAATTACGGGGCAACCCACATTATGAGGAAGAATATGAATCAGCACAACCTATTAAAGTTGGTGGTGGTGTAAGATATTTTGTTCCTGTATCTGAATTAATAAAAATTGATTTTCCAGAAAGACAATCATGGCAAGAGGAAGCCGTCTTCCCTAACTTTGATAATATGATGGATCCTGAAAATGATGAACCTTTAGCTAGAATGACTATTAAAGATTTAGCTGCTATCATGCTAAAGAAGCCTGTTAGTGATAAGAAATGGTTAAATAAAATAATTAAAAAATGAGTACATCTGAAATAATATTGCCTACTAAAAAAGTAGTTGCAACAATAAGAAATCCTGAAAATTTAGTAATGTTTTCAAAACCTAAAGTAGGAAAAACAAGTTTATTGGCAGAGTTGCCTAATTGTTTAATTTTAGATCTTGAGCGTGGGTCAAAGTATATTGATGCTATAAAATTAGAAGCTAACTGTATTGATGACATCAAAGCTATAGGGACTACAATAAAAGAACAAGGTAATCCTTATAAATTTGTTGCTGTTGATACTATTACAAAGCTAGATGAAATGGTAGTGCCATATGCTGAACAATTATACTCTAAAAGCCCCATGGGTAAAAATTGGTTTACTCCTAAGACAGGTGGTAAAGCTAAATATGGAACTATAATAGGTATGCCAGAAGGTGCTGGTTATTATTGGACAAGATTAGCTTTTACAAAAGTTACTGATTATATATCAACTTGGGCTCCATATACTATATTTGTAGGCCATGTTAAAGATACTATGTTAGAGAAAGAAGGCACAAGCTTTTCGTCTCTTGAGTTAGATCTTACTGGAAAGTTAAAAAGAATAGTTGGTGCTCATGCAGATGGGTTGGGTTATTTGTATAGAAAAGGAAATAAAAATATTCTAAGTTTCAAGACTGCCTCAGATTTATCATGTGGTGCAAGACCTGAACAATTGATGACTAAAGAAATAGTATTGTCAGAAATGATTGAAGGAAAACTTGTTACCCACTGGGACGAGATTTACATAGATAAATAAATAACAATTAAATAAAAACAAATGGGATTAAGCACAACAGACTTACCACAAGGTGGTGGATTGCCAAAAACAATTCAACCAGGAAATTACACATTGAAAATAACAAGTGTATATTTAGATGATTTTAAATTTATCCAAGGAGCTAAACATTTTATTATGAATGTTGAAACTGAACCAATTGAAGGATTTGAAGGATTTATGATTGATAAAGATGATCCAAGCAAAGGCCAACATAAAGGTCAGATAGGTAGATTAAAAGCAAGTCAATATGCATTTGCAGATGGTACTACTAAATCTGGAATTAAAATTGAAAGAGATAGATCTTTCTTAATGTTTTTACAAAACTTGTGTAAAGCTTTAGGAAAAACAGATTGGTTTTCTGCACAAGATAATAAGCATGATACTATTGAAGAATTTGCAGATGCTTTTAATACTGATGCACCATTTGCGGATGTATATTTAGATTGGTGCATAGCTGGGAAAGAATATGAAAGTAAAAGTGGTTACACAAACTATGATTTATGGTTACCTAAGAATTCTAAGAAAGGTTATTCTTATGTACAAGTTGATTCTTCTAAATTATTACAATATGATGAGGCTGAGCATCTTAAAAAGATGGAAGTTACTCCTGTTGATGGATTTGGAAGTTCTAATAATACAGATGTTCCAAGTAAAGCAGCATCAGATTTTAGTTTAGACGATTAATTTAGTTATATTAAGTAAGGGGAGTAATTTCTAACTCCCCTTTTTTTGGCTTTAAACTGTAAGTATATGATTTCTACTAAAAATTTAGTATTTGATATAAGTGATGTCCCAAGAGAATGGGTGTTTGAATATTATCTCACTTTAGGTGAGAAACTTACAGGACAAGATGTGAAAATGAGATCTGCTTTTGGAGTAGATAAACTTCCTTCTATGTTTGTATATTATGATGTGGTAAGTTCTAGCTATAAATATAAAGACTTTTCTTCAGGATATCAGGGTAATCATCTTGATCTTGTGCAAAAATTACATTCTCTTCCAAATATTGGACACGCAATTGTAAAAGTTATTGATGATTATAATGAATATCTTGTTGATCACAAATACAAGAAGCTACCTGATATTAAACCTCATAGTAAATATAGGGTAACTGATTTTCAAATTAGACATTGGACAAATATAGATGCTAAATACTGGACACAATTTCATATTACTTCAGAAGCTTTGGAAAAATATAATGTTGCTCCTTTGGAATATTATAAAATGACTAAAGAAGATGAAAATGGTAAGTCACATACTATAAAAATTAAAACTAATAGCCTTTATGGTTATTTTAGAGATGATGGTATGTTATATAAGATTTATCAACCTAAGATTACGGCAAAGAAATTTATTAAAGTTCGTGATTATATTCAAGGTTCTGAACAATTAAAATATGATGTTAAATATCTGATTATAAATTCATCATTAAAAGATTTATTAAGTTTTAATAGTTTAAACATAAGTAACATAGAAACTGTAGCTCCGGATAGTGAAAATACTACACTACCTAAAATAATGATAAATGAATACAAAGAAAAATATAATAAAGTTATTATACTTTTTGATAATGATGAACCAGGTATAAGAGCTATGGAAAAATATAAAAGAGTATTTGACATTACTCCTGTATTATTACCACTAGAAAAAGATTTATCAGATTCTGTAAAAAAATATGGCATAGAAAAAGTCCGAGATGTACTTATGCCTTTAATTAAAAAAGCAATATATGATTAATATTTATTTCATAACTGTTAAACAATATGAGACATCTATAAAAGATGATGGAATTAGTAGAGAAGAGTTGGCACAAGGAAATGAAAAATTCAATCCTAAAATATTTAAACAATTAGCTAGCCAAGATGGTTTTAAATATTCTCTTACAGAATATGTAGAAAATTATAATCATGGACTGTTAAGTGAAGAAGTAAATCAGTCTTTTGCGTATATGGCAGTTTTAATAGAATAATATGAGTAAAATTTATGTTGGAATTGATATTGGTCTTGCAGGTGCATTAGCTAGTATTGATAAAAAAAATGTAAAGGGTCTTAAAATGCCTATGTTAGGTAAAAAAGTGGATCCGCATGATATAATAAAAGAATTAGAATTATTAAAGCCAGATCATGTAGTATTTGAAAAACTTGGTGTAATCTTTGGAACCAGTAAAGCAACAGCTTTCTCCATGGGTGAACAGAGTGGAATCATACAAACTGCATGTATTTGTCTTGGAGTACCTTACACAATTGTACCTGCTAAAGAATGGCAAAAAGCCATGTATACAGGAGTACCTGAAACAAAAAAATCTAATGGAAAACGGGATACTAAAGCTATGGCACTGATTGCATGTAAGAGAATCTTCCCAAATTTAGAGTTAACACTGTCTGAAAGAGCTAAAGTAGCTCATGATGGATATGTAGATGCTATTTTAATGGCTGAGTGGGCTCGTAGAAAAAACTTATAATGAAAAAAGAAATAATTACTAGAAAAGAATGCAATAGATTATTTACTATAATTAATTCATCTGATGGTGAAAATGAATACATAGCTCTTAAATTAATAAATGAATCAGATATTATGGAATCTTTAGGATTCATTATTTTACTTTATAAATTTAGCAAAATAGATAACTTAACATGGGAATATGATTGTCCCAATGTTTGGAAAAAATTAAATGAAATTCAATTAATTAATAAAGATGAAGAAATAGTAACGCCAACATCTTCAGAAGTTTTAAAAACTATGATTGCTTATGATTGTGATATGGATGCAATTGCTGAATTTTTAGTATTACATTCTGAGACTTTAGTGAAAACTTTAAAAGTATGGGGCTATCCTACAGAATTATTAAATATTAATATAACACTTAAAGAAAATATATATGATGACAAGAGCAGAATCACTAGCTAAAGCTAGTAAAGATTTAATGTTAAAAGAACCTTTTTATGGGTTTTTTCTTATTATGCTTAACAAAATATGGAACAATAAAATTGTCCCTACTGCTGGTGTAAGTAAAAATGGAATAAACTACCAACTTGCCATTAATGAGCATTTTTGGGATAGTTTGACAGATGCATATAGACTAGGAATACTCAAGCATGAATTATTACATATTGCCATGTTTCATTTGACAACTTATCATAATTATACGGATAGGAAATTAGCTAATATAGCTATGGATATGGAAATAAATCAGTATATTGATGAAGCTTGGCTACCATCTGCAGAGATGAGTAAAGAGGAATATGATGATATGTGCGACTTAACTACTAAAAAGCTGAAAGCAGATTTTGAAGCTGAAATAATTACTAAAGAAGAATATGCTATTGAGGCAGGAAAGATTCCTGGCAGAGGGATTTTTATTAAAGATTATGAAGAACTTAATCTTGAATTAAAAGCAGGTACTAGATATTATTATGATAAACTAAGACAAGCAAAAGATAAGAAAAAACAAACTGGAACATCAGGATGTGAAAACTTTGATAAACTTTGTAAATCTCTTGATGGAGGAGATGACCCTACTGATCATGACCTTTGGGATTTGTTTGATGGAATGTCTGAAGCTGAAGGTAAGATGATGGACAAACAGTTAGATAGATTATTGAAAGAATCTGCTGATCAAGCTAAAAAGAAGAAAGGTAATGTTCCTGGAGAACTTGTAGACCATATTCTTAATATTGGAATCATTACACCACCAAAATTTGATTGGAGAGGTTACATTAGAAGATTTACTGGAACTTCTACAAAAGTTTATACCAAGAAACTTAGACGAAAGCAGAATAAAAGATATGAAGGAAATCCTGGCCTTAAAGTTAAGATGAGACAACATATGCTTTTAGCTATTGATACTTCAGGTTCTGTTAGTAATGATGAAGTAAGAGAATTTATGAATGAAATTCAACATATTTATAAAACAGGTGTTGATGTTACTATAGTACAATGTGATACTGTTATTAAAAGTATCGAACCCTATAAAGGCAAACATGATGATATGAAAATTCATGGAAGAGGAGGGACTGAATTTGATCCCGTCTTAGATTACTTTAATGCACATCTTAAACAATATACTAGTCTAGTATACTTCACTGATGGTGAATGTAATGCTGATGTAAAACCCAAAGCTCCTGTTTTATGGGTGTTATCTGAACAATCAAATATGAATGAAGAATTACCAGGAAGAGTTATTAAATTAGAACTTTAATTATGAGC